AAGGACGCCGCCGCCGCCGCGGCTCACGAAGCCATCCGACCTACTGATATCTCTCGAACTTTACTTCCACAATCTTGTCATCCGAGAGAACATCGGCTCTATTCTATTATTCATCGAAATACTCTTGAGAGTTTAATGGCGCCAGCAATATGTCAAACAATCACGATGGCGATTTCTTCGCCGGTTGCGGTATCAGGTGTGTCGGTGTCAGGCGCATCGACAGTATGTGAATATAGATATACTGCAGAACAGGTGATAAAACCGGGGTGGAAACTCGTTGCTGGTGGGTATGACACTGAAGCGAGAGAATATACATATTTCGCATCTCTCGCGTCGGCATCGGCATCGGCATCGGCTCTTATGATGCCATTTAAGCGGATCATGACCAAATGCTCCCTTCGAAACACTAAATCGCATTATACGGAGTCAGGGCTAGTCCAACTCCTTGAAAAGAAGGGGATAGGTCGTCCATCAACATTCTCTAGTCTTATCGATAAAATCCAAGAACGTGGATATGTGAAACTTCAGGATGTGCGCGGTAAATCTCTCGAATGTCGTGAATTCACGGTCACAGAAGACATTGACGCTTCGCTCAATCCCTCATCAAAGCAGGTGGGCAAAAAGATAGAATCAAAAACAGAAGTTCGAGAGATTGGAGGCGAGTCACGCAAACTCGTTATTCAGCCTCTCGGAATCGTGGTTATCGAGTTCCTTCTTCAGCATTTCGCACCTCTATTCGAATACGAATTTACACAAAATATGGAGAATCAACTCGATGAAATCGCAGCCGACGGAATGGTATGGCATGAACTGTGTTATAAATGTTGGTTTGATGTCGGCGCGCAATTACGAGAACTTAAAGAGCGCGGTATCGTCAAGGAAGAAATCCATATCGATGACCGGCATTCGTATATCATGAGTAAAAATGGCCCGGTTATTCGGTGTCGTGTCGCTGACGCCGATGATGCTGTATCGAAAACGATACACTCGGACAGCGACGATGACGGCGAGGAGGCATCGGATGTATCGCCAACGATACACAAAAAACCTAAATTCATATTTAAAAGTGTCCGTACTGACCTTGAATATGCGAAAATCCTGCGCGGGGAGTATTCTCTCGCATACATGCTTGGAGAAGCGGCGAACAGCGACGGTGGGGGCGGCGCATCTGCTTCAGCATCAGCATCTGGACCTGTCGCAGTTGCCGGAGGCCGCCTTATGGGACAATATCAAGGTCAAGATGTTATTATTAAAAGCGGTAAATATGGTGCGTATATCGCATGGGGGAATACAAATCTCTCGTTGAAACCATTATTACAAGCTGGTGGTGGTGGTGGTGGGAGTGCTCCGACTATTGCGGCGGCGGCGGGTGGCAAATACGCCCACAAATCAAAAACAACGACAAATCAAAAATCCGAGTTTGATTTGACATTAGAAGACATCATAAAGTTTATTGAGAGAAATAGTACGCCGGTGGTGATAACCGAAGATAAAGACGAAGAACCTACAGCGTCGGCACCCGCGTCCGCAACGTATGTCCAAGGCCAAATCTTACGCACACTAGATGAAAATACGACGATACGATATGGAAGATATGGACCGTATATCTTTCATAAAACACAGAAAATGACGAAACCTGCATTCGTTGCGCTTAAGGGTTTCGCTGAACTACATGGGAATTATATCACGTGCGACGCGGCGATATTACGGGAGTGGATTACCGCGACGGCAGGAGCGGGGGAGGGGGCGGTGCCTAAACCTAAACCGAAGTTCGGGGTTTTCAAGAAGAAGTGATATTCCTTAATGCTTACGACGCTTGTTCATTTTACGAGTCTTGCGCTTGGAAGAACGACGCCGACGGGTGGCGGAACGCTTTTTGATATTACGTTTTCTGCTATAGCCGCCTCCATTGGGATTATGTATGTTAACAATGCCAAATTGTTCTTTAAGTGTTTTGGGTAATTCTTTTAGAGTAGAAGTATCCGGATTATCAGTTAATATCCAATCACCAAACGCACTATTTTCTGGATCTGGAGGATTACTGTTTTGTTGAAGATGTTCTAGTATTTTAGAATTCCAGTTTGTGGCTTCAATGAAATATTTATTTTCACCAGGTTTCGCGGTTTTACTAGAAATGCCGTATAATTTTCCAATTTCGATAGACATTAAATATTATAAATATAACATACATTTTATTTTCCATAACTTCACAAGAAATAATCCCAAACGCACCGTATCCCCTCCTCCAATCCAACCGCACACGAGAACCCAAACAATTCCTGCGCCTTTGTAATCACCGGTCGTCGGCACATCGGGTCGTCTTGTGTTCTCGGCAAGTATTTCACATCGAATAACGCACCGTCGCCCTCGCCGTCGCCATCGTTCCCCGGCCGCCGTAATGCCCCCCTAAACACCCCGACCAATTCATTCATCGTAAATTCGCAATCAGGATTACCGATATTGACAGGACCTGACGTAATGACGTTCGTATCCGCTCCAGGTGTCGCCATAAAAGAGACCAACGCCCGCACCGTATCATCAATATAACAAAACGACCGTGTCTGCGTTCCATCCCCGTAAATCGTGATTGGCTCACCACGCTTGATTTGACGGATAAAGTTCGTGATAACCCGTCCATCATCTAAGTCCATTCGCGGGCCATACGTATTAAACAACCGCGCGATTTTCAAGTGTAAATCCGGGAATATTTTCTGGTATTCGTAGATTAGGGTCTCCGCCACACGCTTCCCTTCATCATAACAAGACCGCTCGCCGACCGTATTTACATTACCGTAATAGGACTCGGGCTGAGGATGGACGAGAGGGTCGCCATATACCTCACTGGTGGAAGTAAATAACATTTTACAATTGTATAAGACACAGTAATCCAATACACGCTGGGTGCCGTTGATTGATGTTAAAAGGGTTTTCATCGAGTATTTTTTGTATTTCTCGGGCGATGCGATAGATGCAAGATGATAAATTTCATCTACATGTTCTCCGAATAATGCCGGACATACAGGTTTCGTGATGTCATAATCAATAAATAAGAATCTCGGATGATTGCGAATCTCTCGCAAATTATCGAGAGAACCGGTGATTAAATTATCCACGCAAATGACGTGATTATCGGCGCTTTGTGCGATAAGGTGTATGCAAAGGTTAGACCCGATGAAACCTGCGCCACCGGTTACAACGATAGTTTTTGTCATAATGGAATGGAAGGAATGGATGGAATAGAATGGAATGAATATATTTACATAATGTAATTATTATCTAAATAGTGTATAACCGATATTTCGTCCGCATATACAAAACACAAAACCCAAAACCCAAAACCCAAAATGGAAAACATCGCCGGGCCGAATGACCTCGTCCCGTCATTCAAGATTTTCTCGATGCTCATCATCATCACCATCATCATCAAAATGATTTTTCAATACAGTTATAATGAAAATGCTGCTCCATCATTTAGCGATGTAAGTAGTCTTACAGATGTATCTCTCATCAAGGATGAAATCAAAAAGAAAGATTCGTCCGATATGAAGAAGGAAGTTACGGTTTATTTCAAATCATATATATTCTACTACCTTACGCTATTATGGACCGTTTGTTTAATGATAACAATCGTGTCAATCACGCTTAATAAATATAATCCAGACAAACCTGGATGTATCATGCGAATGAGTATGTTAAATGTAATTCCGATTACGTTGTTTATGCTTTTATTAGGATGGATTATTTATCAAAATACGATTTATTATAAAAAAATCAATTCTGGGCATGTCGCAGAAACATACGTTACATTTGATATTGCGGTGAATATTCTTCTTCTCATACAGGCGGGTATTATGTATGCGTATATCAATCAACAAATGTTATGTTCATCTGAAATGGGGCAATATAGCGAAGCGATGTCGAAATACGGGCCTTATATTGCGGGTTTTATCGCACTTCTTGCGGGTGGATGCATGACCCTTAATGAAATCATTTTACGGTTCTTTACAACGGATGGGTAATTTTATTGGTAGAATATGTATTTCACAATTATTTTACTTCATAAGAAAATTCTAAAAAATCCCAAAAATAATTATCTGCTAACGACACTTTATGATATATATCTTTACGCATTTTTTCAGGTGTAAAATTATTTTCATTTTTCAATTTTAGTCTATATATACTAACTTCATAGTAGTAAGTATTATTTTTATGTTCTATGCGAACATCTACTATATCATCATCAACATGTAACTCTTTTCTAAGGGGGATATCGTACAAATTTTTTATATAAAATTTATAATAAAATCGTTGTTTATCCTCATTGATATTAAATATATCTTCATGTATATCCTCATGGTAGTTATACGAATTTTTATTTATTGATGGTCTCATAATATGGTCAATGAATGTATATTTATTTTTGTCTATTTGTCTGATAAATTTTCCATCTCGTAGTTTATATAATTTCATAGTTTTCACAAGTATATATTCTTGTAAATCAAATGGTAATTTTGATAATATGTTCATTACATGTAAATATTTGTTAGTATTTATATGTAAATAGTTATAGTGATGCGAAATGACCGGGTGCCGCCCACACATCGGAACGCTTATTGCCCTGCGTCGTTTGGGGGCGCAACCCCACTAGATAAACTTATACGTCAATCCGCACCCCCCTTCATTCTCCCATATACCTGATATTTTTATAATGAAATGCTGAAATTGCGGTTTGTCATTATAGTGAAATTCATTTTTCCATACACTAATTGCCCCGCTACGTAATTGTTGAATAATATCCATTGATTTTTGTATTTGTATCTGTATTTGTGACTGCGGCGACGGAATAGAATATTCAAGGCGCAACCATTTATCTAATATACCATTTTCGATTGTCTGAAAAATCGACAACATCGTTCGATTATGTTCATGGTTCGGGTCAAATACGCAATTATATATATTGAAATTTTGCTCAATTTGCTTAACAAATAACTCAAATTGAATATAAATTCCATTCATCATAAAATCAGTAGTCGAATACATTATACGATTAAAGGTACTATTTGGAATATGAGTATTCGGTTTTTTTTCCGTAAAATATACCTGTGTTCTTTTATACTCAGTTGGCGTTATTACCACATTCATATTTATATTTATATTTATCTTATCGACTACGCTTAGAGAGGATATATTTATCGATTTAAGCGATATTTTTGTATGCGTCTATGTATATCTATCACATACATACATCGACGATGAAATACCATATCACGAATTATACGCGTAAAATGGCGCATAAAATCGGCGTGACAGTAAAAGTATCTACCAATAGAGAGAAAAAAATCGACGTGTTTCGAAAATCACGCAAAATCGCGAGTGTTGGTGCTGCGGGTATGAATGATTTTCCGACCTATATTCGCACACGCGGATTGACCTATGCGAAAACCCGCCGTCGTCTTTATAAAATGCGACATGAACGTGACCGTCACGTAAAATGGAGTAATGGATGGTTGGCGGATAAATTACTTTGGTAGCTCCGTTGGATTCGAATGTGCGTATTTTTGATTTACATATAAAACAGGTATAAATCAACAACATAAATACATACACACAGACACCCCATGAAATTCTTCGAAACGCATTATACTGATTATGTCAATAAAGTCAATGAATACTCACTCCATCCTATCATAAAAAGGACATTTATGTCATTCCCTACCGATATTCAATCTCTACCAAGTATGATAATTCATGGGCCGCCAGGAGTGGGGAAATATAGTCATGCGTTGTATATGATTTCGCGATACAGTCCGTCTCAACTCAAATACGAAAAACGTATCGCGGTCGCATACAATAAAGAGACATTTTTCATGAAAATAAGCGACTGTCATTTTGAGGTAGATATGTCTCTTCTTGGATGTAATTCTAAGCATCTATGGAATGAAATTTATAATCAAATACAGGATATTGTCGGGTCTAGACCGCATAATTCCGCATTCGTTATGTGTAAAAACTTCCATAAAATACACAGCGAATTATTAGAAACATTCTATAGTTATATGCTATCGACCGAGCACGTATCTCTCAGGTTCATAATTCTCTCTGAACATGTGAGTTGGCTTCCAGATAATATTCTTCATAGATGTAAATTGGTTCCATTCAAACGCCCAACATCTGTTGCCTATAATAAATGCCTGAAAGTAATGACGCCCGCATCGACGCCGCCGCACACTCTCCATTCAACCGACATTATTAAGGAAACGCCAGTTCGTCTCACTAGTAAATTCCGACTTGAAACAATAACGAATATCAAGGCTTTGAAATCAAATGTAACCGAACTCACCGAACCTCATGAAAATATATGTAATTATATTGTTGGGGTTATTATCTCTCCTGATAACGAATTAAAATACGATGCGCTGAGAGAATGTTTATATAGTCTTCTTACCTATGATATTAATATTCAGGAATGTGTGTGGTTCATCCTTCGACGATTGATTGACCAAGGATTATTATTACCCGATATGATGGATGATATTATGATACAGACGTATATATTTTTACAGTATTTCAATAATAATTACCGCCCGATATATCATTTAGAGAATTTTGTCTTATTATTAGTATGTAAGATACACGCCTACGCGCATAAAATACCGAATGCCTAGTCTGTATCCGTATCCAGAAAGCATACAAACGTCACTTCATATACTTGGATTTACGGATGATACCGCACCCCCATCATCTCTCAAAGAGTTGAATAAACGCTATCATTTACTCGCATTAAAACATCATCCAGATAAGGCAGAGAGGGATGACCCATGCTCAACCGAAAAATTTAAAGAAATAAATGATGCACATAAACGTGTGAAAGATTACTTTTATTCTGGCTGTCAAAATAATAGCGAATACGCCGACGCCGACGCCGACGCCGACGCCGATGATGCTGAGTACGTTTCAGGGTATGACAATTTACTCAAGATGTTCATCAAATCTATTATTGTAAAAATAAGGTCATCGACATCAGCCACTGATGCCACGTCTGACGCAATACATTCGATTATTCAGACGATATTGAATAAGGGTTCTCAATCTGCGGTATTATTATTTCGTAATATGGATAAGCAGGCATCAATTACGATTTACGATATTCTCTCGAAGAATCAAGATTTATTTGGAATCTCTCGAGAGATTATGGACGAACTCACAGAAATAATAGAAACAAAGACGCGCGATGATATCGTTATTCATTTGAATCCGTCGATATTGGACATGTTACTCGACCGTGTATATATTCTTCATGAATGTGGTCAAACCTACTACATTCCTTTATGGCATAGTGAGCTTCATTTTAATCAGCCGAATGATGGTGGTGATATTATTGTTTTATGCCAACCTGAACTTCCTGAGAATGTTTCAATCGATGAAAATAATAACATCTATATATCTCTCGAAGTCGGCATTTGTGAATTATTCACGAAGCAGATTATACCTGTAATCATCAATGAAGAATTGAAGACGCACGGATTTATCTATGAATTACATGCTCGTGATGTAAGCTTACAATCAACTGAAACCGCAAAACAGAGTGTGTTATTACGTGGTGCGAGTAAGGGTATTGCTGCTTGTAATACAACGACAATTGATATTTACAAAGTCGGCGTGAGGTCCAATGTGTATGCCAACATTCATTTGACTCTGTAAAATTGATTTCAATATATTGTATTATGTTATTATTATACTGTGTGTTTGTATAATAATAACATGACAACCGTCACTCCATGCGGATTTTCCGAATTATCTAAGAAACTGACAAAATCGTTATCAAAGGACGAGAAGAAAAATGGCGGGATATTCTTTACGCCACCCGCATGTATTGCGGACATTATATCACGACTTCGTGCGTTTGTTCAGAAGCATCAATATTCGTTTGAAACGATTCTTGAACCTTCATGTGGTTCAGGTGAATTTATATCCGCATTAATGCGTGAATATCCCCGCGCAGATATTACCGGGATTGAATATAACCATGATATATATAGTGAAGTTTCGCAGCATTTCTCTGCGGTTACAAATATCCGGATTCAACATGGGGATTTTTTGAAATACGCATACGCAACTGAAAGTACAGCGGGAAAAATGCCGCTCTCGGCGCCAAAGTTGTTCGACCTTATTATCGGCAACCCACCATATTATGTGATGAAAAAGGAGGAAGTGGCATCTGAATATCATCCATTCTTTGATGGACGACCGAATATATTTATCCTCTTCATTATCAAATCCGCGAGGTTGTTGCGTGAAAACGGTATTTTGTGTTTCGTATTGCCATCCAGTTTCATGAATTCTCAATATTACGATAAGACGCGGAAATATATTGTTCGGCATTTCTCGATTCTTCATATCGTAAAATGTGATGGTGGTGGTTATCTAGAAACACAGCAAGAGACATTTGTGCTGATGATACAAAAGAGACTGCCACTAGTCTTGGATGATGCCTCCGTCGTAACGAATACGACCGAGTGTGGTAGTAGTAGTGGTGGTGGTGTATTTGAAAAATCTGGCGCAACTATATTCACTTTCAACCTCCCTCGCCTTGTTCATTTGTACAATGGGTCGCAGTCATTACATGAACTCGGTTTCAAAGTTAGTGTTGGAACGGTTGTTTGGAATCAGTGTAAAGATATACTTACAAGCGACAGCACAAAAACGCGCCTCATCTACAGTTCGAATATAGAAGATGGGAAGTTTGTTCATAAGACATATAAAAACCCGGAAAAAAAAGCGTTTATTGATAAGCCTAACGGTGGAGGAGGAATACGCTCACCGATGATTGTATTGAACCGAGGTTATGGTGTCGGCGAATATCAATTTGAGTATTGTCTCATTACACCAGAGACGGTATCTTCGAAAGAATACCTTATAGAGAATCATTTGATTTGTATTATGCGGAACAACGATGCCGACAACACCGCATCAACGATAATGACGGCATTTCAACGCATTATCCGGTCATTCCAAGACTCTAGGACACAAGAATTTATTGCGTGTTATTGTGCCAACAATGCCATGAATACAACCGAACTAAATCATATGTTGCCGATTTACTATGATATTTGAAACGCGGGAAATGCGATGCCGTTGCCGTTTTTCCAGCGAAGAAGGACGTGGATTGTTTTTCCGGATTGTGTCACGCAATCATATCTAGACCTTTGTGGATTTTTGATACATGAAACAATATTGTAATCCGCAGGATTTACGCGTTGAAGGGAAATGATGGGGGGGGGTGTGGCCGCAGTGGCCGCAGTGGCCGCAGTTGAGGCGGGTTGGAACAACATATATGTCTTTCCATGTTGTGATTCGCGAAGATAATCGGATAATTTCGCGATGTCAAGGTCATGATGAGTGATGAATTCGCGAATACTTTCACCTGATAATTTCTTACACGTTTCATAAAATGCGATATCACTCGCATCATTCGTGAATTGACTGCTAATTGAGCACCCAGCGTAATATTTTTCTTGAAGATGTTTCACGCATGCCGGTGTATTGTTATGAATTTGTTTGAGCCATTCTGCTCTGTCTGGTAGTGTGGCAGCGCCATTGCCACCGGCCATAGAATCGATGATGGCAGGCATATACTTGTCGTAGAAGTATTCTTCGTATGAGGCCGACAAATATTGGCTAGGTTTCATCGGAGAAACAAACTGTGGAGCGTCTGATACTTTCGCAGCGTTGAACTTGAATTCTACGTGATGTGTCGTGCCAACACCTTCACTATCAGTGCTTACAATAGTGAAGTCATAATTGTGTCCGCGTCCAGCAGCGGGAATACACTCCACATGTGCCCCCGATTCCCCCGATGCCCCGAAGCAACATGTTTGAATAAACCCGACCACCGCGTGTTTCAAATTACGCCATCTCTCTGTGAGGTAATATGTGGATGGCACGCGATTGTTGATAATGGCAGAGATGATTGCTTCTCGCATTTTGTTGTTTTTGTCATTGTGGCTTCTCTCTGTTTTTGTGGAATCATGATGTGTGAAAACATTTGAACTTACTACTGAAATCTTCTGTCCTAAATAGATGAACGGAAGTAACAAAACCGACCGTCCGGCTGCGCCTTTGATTGAATGTCCTATCATATTTTTCGTGCTTGCTCTGTATTGTATTGTATTGTATTGTATTAGTATTTCAATTTTTTTACAAATACGTAAAAAAAATGATATCACCTATTTTCATATATAAGAATTTCCTGTAATAAATCATACATGCGCGCGCGTGCGATTAGACATACCTGTGTATTTTATACCGCGAAACTTCAATTATCTTCTTCTCCTATTATTTAGTCAGACCTTATACCTTATACCTTACGAACAATCTTCTTCTTAGAAGCGGCGTCGGCACCGGCAAGAGCAGAAGCGGCTACCGGAGCAGGCTTAGCAGCGACTAGAACCGAATGTTCGCGAGCCGGTGCGGGAGTGGAAGGCTCCTCGTCGTCATCCTCGATAATTGCCGAGACATTGTCATGGTCGTGCTCACCGGATTCAGCATCTCCATCAACATCCGTAGGAACAACCTGTGAAACAATTTTTGTCTTCTCATCATCATCCAGCTTGATATGGCACTTGCCCTTGAGTGACATCTTGGGCTTTACAATCGCCTGAAACAACTTCCAAGTAACGCCAAACTTGCCGTTGGCAAACCAGATACCACCGCACTGAATTGAGACGGCAATGTGACTGCCCTTCGCAATCAGGTCCTGGGGAGACAACGAAGGATTCATAGGATCGGGGAAGACTGGCTGCATATCAACACCGTAGAGCTCCAACTCCTTCCAAGCACCATCCCAGAAGGGCAACTTCACCTTGATAGTAGGCGCACGCGAAGTATCAGCCTCAAGTGTGTCCTTGTTCTTGGGATACTTGAGCACAGGAGTCCAGAGCGCATCCACCGCATCGGCGGTCATCTTGGGTTTGCTGAACCACTCCTTGGAGTTCGTGATTGCGTCCTCCTTGATTCTCTTCTCGAATGCCGACATATTCTCAAGGAACCTTTTCGTCGCAGGTGTCTCAAATCCCTCATTAGGAAACTGGAGCGCGAGATCATAACTTACCTTACCACTCTTGTCGTCGGTGAATGATTGAACGCCCCACGTAAGCATGAGGGGCGAAGACAGATTGAGAACTGTGCTGGTCTTTGAATTCACGATGCCGACGCTGCGACCACCCACGGAATTCACCTTGGGTTTGGTATATTTCATGTCAGAAGCGGGATTGAAAGAAGCACCAGGGATAACCATATCAGAAGCCATTGTTGTGATTGTCAGCGAGTAGAACGAACGATAAGACGGGTTGAATGATGATATATGTATTCTACATGATTGTTTAAATCAATTTTTTATCATGGATTAGGATTCGAATGCTAAATGCTCAGTTACTATGTCGCTACACGGCGGAGCAGTTCCACAACTTCGTAACTTCGCGCCGACGCCGATCGATATTGACATAATACTAGACAGTAAGTTGGTGTAGGTTGGTGTAGGTTGGAATTGACGGGGAATATGAACATAACATTCGCCGTCAATATATACTCTTGCTCAGTTACTACGTCGCTCCACGGCGGAGTCGTTCCGCAACTTCGTAACTTCGCGCTGACGCCGGTCAAATCTTACGGCGGAACGCTCGAGTTGTATTTTTTCATTATACCTGAATCGGGCGGCGTCAGCGCGAGGTTGCGTAATCGCGGGCGGCTCCGCCGTTAAGCAATGTAGCAGCCGAGCAACTAGCAGCCGAGCAACTAGCAGCCGAGCAACTAGCAGCTGAGCAACTAGCACCTCTTCTTATCAAAAATCGAGACAACCTCCTTCACGAGAAGGTCGAACTCGTCTCGCTGTGTTACAGAGAGATTAAGCGTAAGCTTCAATTTAGATAGAATATCCTGAAGACGCATTCGCTCCCTCTCAATATCCGCAGTCTTCTGTGTCTGAATCTTGTAATCATTCGCGAGAGAATTAAGACGTTTTAATTCAGCGGAGTAGTCGGCATTCTCTTTTTGAATCAGAGTCTTGTATTTGTTATAATGATTAACAAATGCAGTAGCGACATATCCAGAGATATTATGAGTATTAAAATGAATACCGGTAAGAAGCCGAATCATTTCATCCTTGTATTCATCTTTCACTATTTTGCTATCGACGGTGGTTTTCACTGATTGAATATGTAAAGCAAGCTCGCTGAGAGATTTCAAGAAAGAAGGACGCATCGTATCGAGTGATTGAAGATAGTTGGTATCTGCGATAAGTTTCTTATAATGTGTCTGAATGGTGCTATTAAGGTTATTAGTTTCCTCATACAGCTTCTTCATGGTGGCACGCGCAGATTCAAGGCGGGTCTGCTCATTCTGAAGAGTAACACTCACGCCGTTGAAATTGTTACGGTTTTCGGTCTCTACTTTAACTTGCTCATCACTTGTTTCTTTCATCAAAGACAATAACTTCTCCTGAAATTTAGTCAGCTTAACGTTGGCCTTGGACTTCGCTTGGATGATTTCATCGATGACAGATTGTTTCCTCTCGGAAGAAGGGAGTTCCTTTGCCGCAACGACGACAGGAGCCGGAGCAGGGGTAGGAGCAGCCTTGGGTGTGACAGGAGCAGCAGCCGCAACGACGACAGGAGCCGGAGCGGGAGCAGCCTTGAGTGCGACAGGGGTAGGAGCAGCATTGGGTGCGACAGGAGCAGCAGCCGCAACGACGACAGGAGCCGGAGCTGGCGCAGGCGTCATAAAATAGCGACAATAAACACGATTATGGTTATTATTATCACTAGTCCATAACCATTCAGCGTCGTCAGGAATATTAGGACGAGAACCACCTCCAACCGAACGCCAAATATTATTATTCGAATTCTTTCCATAACTAACTGCTTTCGCCCATGATGAATCATCAAAGTTATTCAGAGTCCATCCATTACTCAATTTTGTCGAACAACGCCAATCAGAAGGTTTTGTAGGCTTTCCACCGAAAACACCAATAAAGGCAGCAGGACCTCCTTGGTCAACACCATCAATCGCAATAACATCTCCTGCTTTGATCATTGGAGAAAACTTATATGTAGTAGTCCAGCTTGTTCCGCGACCGACTTTATTTCCATTAACATACATATCAAACTCATTATCACATGTAAAATACACGCTCACAGGAGTCGCGGCACCAACATTGGTCTTTGGAACATCAGTTATCGCAATACCCGTAACGAGTGATGCCGATAATAAGCACAAAATCACCGATGAAGAAATACGCATGAAATAGCAGTTATAGTATAAAGTAATAAAATATCTTTATGTCTTTGTAAAACATAATAAACATTATATCTTGATAATATATATTTGTAATGTCATCAACTCAACATCAACAGAATTGCCCAAATAATCGAACTGAAACGCACAAATTATACTTGACTTTATTGCCATATAGTTTATATGATAATCCTTGTAATCAATATCATCGCAAGGTAAAATTGAAAAAACAACCCGTATCAACACAGCAAAGAACCGAATTCATGATTATTTCATCTACATATAATGTTTCTCTCGCGGCACAATCCGCAGCTTCCGTAGCTTCCACCACCGTCCCAAGCGTTAAACCGCGTAAAAAAATGAAAATAACATCAGAGGCATTCGATGGAGTCGGTGGCGGGGGCAGTGCCAACTTCGAACCAGAATCGCCTAAATACTATAATTCTGTAACAAATACCGAAGAGGATAACCCAACAAACATTATTATATTAAAACCAGTTGAATATGAAAAAATTAAAACCGCCAAGTATAGTCTAGCCGACCTAAAAGAATTATGCTCTCATTATGGAATTAAAAAATCCGGGACTAAGCCAGACCTAACACAACGTATTCATACATTTTTAAAACAAACGTATTTCATTCAGAGAATCCAGCGTTCTTTCAAGACATTTTTATCAAGAAAGTATCGTCTATTATGCGGTCCAGGATATTTACATACATCGAAATGTGTAAATGATACTGATTTTTATACATTTGACAAACTATCAAATATAAAACCGATGGAATTATTCACGTACCTTGATATTGATAATAAAATCTACGGATTTCATGTCGCGTCACTATTTCATCTCATTATTACGTCGTATCCAACAATAACAAATCCATATAATCGAAATATTATTCCATCAAGTATTATCAAAAATGTATATGAAAAACTCATATACGGTTCATTGCTAGGATTTCATGTATCTGTTAAATTGGATGAGGATGACAACAATCCAGATAAAGATGATGAATCCATGAATATCGCCACAGGGATATCACGAGAGAAACAAGAAGAGTTATTTATCGTGGATTTGTTTCAACATATCAATACCCTTGGAAACTATTCAGATTCAGATTGGTTTATTACCTTACAGCGGGAAGACCTGGTTCGTTTCATTCGAAATGTTCATGACATCTGGTATTATCGTGCCAATTTATCACAAGAAATGAAAGAGCGTATATGTCCTCCACATGGCAATCCTTTTGTTTTACATAATTCTCACGTAAATTTGAACGTGATTACATTACTTACTTCTGCTGAAATACGAACCATTTGCGTATCTGTTATTGAACGTATGACTCGTCGTGGAATATCACGCGAAGACCAGTGTCTCGGCGCATTTTATGTGCTGGCTACGCTCACAATTGTAAATCAAGATGCGCGTAATGCGTTGCCGTGGTTATATGAAGCAGTTGTATAATGGTTAGCTCGGACTATGCTGATGCTAAAACAACTTAAAAAGACTTTACTCATAAGTGTATAATCAACAACATGGTCAAGTCTGCTCCTTCTTCTTCCGCTGTCGCTCCTGCCGTCGCATCTTCTGCTGCTGCTACTGCTAAGGCCGCCAAGGCCCCTGCTACCCCCAAGGCTTCTAAGGCCGCTGTTGCTGAGTCGGCTCCTGTAGTCGCTCCTGCTCCCGTCGTTGATGGGGCTGAGGCATCTACTCCCGTTGCCGAGGTCGATGGTTCTGTTAGCACCGCCCTTTATGGCAGTGTTCTTACCAAGCTTCAGAGCGCTCAGGCCGTTCTTGCTTCTATCCGTGCCGAGGTGAATGAGCTGAAGCGCCAGCATGCCCGCGAGCTTCGTGCTGCCAACAAGGCCAACAAGCGTCGCAAGACCAATGCCAACCGCGCTCCTTCTGGTTTCGTGAAGCCCACGTTGATTTCCAATGAGTTGGCAGCATTCTTGGGTAAGCCCGAGGGTAGTGTTCTTGCCCGTACTGAGGTTACTCGTGAGGTCAATGCCTATATCCGCGCTCAGAAGTTGCAGGATAAGGACAATGGTCGCAAGATTAACCCCGACGCCAAGCTTCTTAAGCTTCTCAAGCTGAAGAAGGGTGAGGAGCTTACCTACTTCAATCTTCAGAAGTACATGGCTGCTCACTTCGCAAAGTCAGTTCCCGCTGCTGCTGCCGCTGTGGCCGCTGCTTCTGGTGGTGCTGTCAAGGCTTAAATATGGCAGTGGCCACATCCTGCGATTCTAATATCGTAGTGGGAGATTCTTTGTTAGAACAAAAAATAAAACACAAAAAATAAAACACAAAAAATAAAACACAAAAAATAAAACACAAAATGAATATAACGTGGTTCCGCGCGTTACGTTCATTTATTTCTTTGAGTATGAATAATTCAAATACTTTTACCTTTATTGCGCCGTTTCTTCTTATGAAATGTATGCAATTCTTGAAATGATGATGCGTTTACTCCATAAATTTCGTTTGCGATTAGAGTTGCGTGCTTCTCCTGACTTTGTTCCAAGCCATATACCGGAGATGAAGTGATTGAACCGGTACCGGATGAAAGTGAATGGACAATAACTTCATCACTTGGCGATGATTCGATGAATATAAAATCTTCCTTCATCATAATTTCGATAATACGTTTTTTTTCGATATTTTCACGATTAAGAACTACTAATTGTTTGTATTGGTTGTTACTGCTACCATTTGTTATGTCGAACATGGTCTCGTTTAAGATATATGTTATTGCGCCAGTGTCAGCGACTGTGATACTTTTGCGAGCACTGCCATCATTCTTACTGTCATTGTGCTGCTGCTGCTGCTGCTGCTGCTCAGCATACC